AAAAATTTCCTGAAATAAATAAATTTATTCCTTATTGTAATTGGTATATAATACAGAATAGAAATATGTTATGTATGCCAGCATATTATTATGATGTATATTGCAATACTGGTTTATTACCTAATTTGGAAATTTTTGATAAAGACCCAGATACCGATAAATTAGAACATTGGCAATATATAAATCCATTATTGTTTGAAATAAATCCAGAAACAGGATTTGATTTTTTAAAAAACGTATATCCTGATTGTAATATATGGAATTTATTTTTATCAGGATGTGCTAGGATGGATTATTATGAAGGAACAAAAACAACTTTAGAACAAAGAATAAAATATGCTATAGCTGAATATATGACAAGAAGACCGCAATTTTTTACAACGGAAGATTTTATAGACAATGAAATTTTACATAGAAAATATAAAAAAAGGGAGGAAAAATAATATGGCTTATGAAATAATATATGTTTGTAATTCAATAAACAATAAGAATGTAAGAAATGGAGAACTTGAGATTCTCAGAAAAAATGAAAGTAAACTTTGCTTTGAATTTGGAGAGAATGAAATGAACATTAAGAAAAGATTTTATAATGATTTAGAGACACTTAATAAAGACTTTGAAGAATTATTAAAATTAAAAGAAGATTCAGAAAATAAAGTAACAGAAAACGAAGAAATAGAAAATAAAATAACAGAAGATATGAGTATTGCAAGAGAAAATATACAAGAAATAGCTGAAAATTGTGATTTAAAAGTATCTGTGGAAACTGTGGAAAATAATGTGGAAAGCAATATAAAAAATATGAGAAACAACAAAAAAATAAATAAAAGAAGTAAATTACTATAAAATAGGGCTACTGTAATCAGTAGTCTTTTTAAAAAAACAAAAAATAATAGAAAAAAGATAATAGATAAGGAGTGATTATTATGCCAGGACCAGAAAATAAAAGTGGTAAAATGAATCAATCTAATTCAGGAAGTAAGATTAATAATCTCGAAACGAATACTAAGACAGAAGATTTAGCTTTAGCAGAAACAATGTATATGACACAAAAAAAAGATATAGAGATTACAGATGATATAGTACAAGATGCAATTGTTTATGAGAATGGTGCAACATCTATTGATTTTATGTTACCAGAAGAAGAAAGAGAAATATTAGAAAAAAATCTTAATAACTATAGTGATATGGAAAAAATGCAAAAAGCTCTTTCTATGGCTAAAAAAAATAAATTATTACATGAAGATGTTCAATCTTTAAATCAAATAGCCAAAGCAGATGAACTTATAAATAATATGTTTGATATTATGAATGACCCTAGAAACTTAGAAATGATAAATGAATATATTAGACAAAAGTTAGAATCTGGTCAAGATGTTGCTAAGGCATATAAAGAGATTGGTTTAATGAATAAAGCAATGATGGATGCGAGAGAAGGAATGATTAATAAGATGAAAGCAGGAAAGAGTGGCAAAAACGCTAAGATTGCTTTGAAGTTTACTAATGGAGATGGCGAAGAAACTCAAATAGGAGTGAGTTTAGATGGATGATGAATTATTATATGGAAAATCTATATTAGCAGAAGAAGTCAAAAAGAATACTGGAATATGTCAAGACTGTGGTAATACTTTTACACAAGGATTTAGGATAGATAAAAATACAGGAAAGAAAATATTCAATAAATTTAAATATTGTCCTAAATGCAGAAATAAAATATCAAAAGATAATCAATTAAAAACTAAAAGCGTATCAATAAAGTATCAACCATATCCTTGGCAACAAAAATTTCATGCTTCTAAAGCTAGATGTAAAGTAATATCAGGAGCTGCAAGAACTGGTAAAGACCGTTCTTGTACTATGGAATTTACTAGAAAATTTATAGAAATGCTTAATGAAGATAGAGATTATACTTATGTACCAAAAGTACATGGATGGATAATTGCACCTACATTCAGATTAGCAGGACAATTAATGAGAGAAATTTTTAATACATTTCCTAGGGAATTAGTTGTAAATTTTGATAAAGAAAGTTTGTCAATAGACACAATAAATGGTGGCTTAATAGAGTTTCGTTCAGCTGATGACCCAGATAGTTTAGTTTCTGTTGGTTTGGATATTGCATGGATAACAGAAGCGGCAAGAATAAAACAGTTTGATATTGTTATAGGAAATATTACTGACCGTTTGGATTCTCCAGGAAGAGGACCTAATGGTACAGGAGGTTTATTATTAGTTAATAGTTCTCCAAGAGGAAGGACGTACTTTAATGAAGTATGTCGTTGGGGAATAGAACGGAGGACAAAAACAGAGACCAAATTGGGAAACATTTTATGTTTCAAGATGGGATAATCCATATTTTGCAGATTTAAGAAACAAAGTTTATGATAAAAGAATAGATAAATGGGTAAATAGAACAGATGACCCATATTTAGCAAATCAAAGGACTTATGAAGAAGACCTTATGTTGTCAAGGTCAGACAGGCAATATCGTGAAGATATTTTAGGTTTACCATCAGATGATGCGGGTTCACAATTTCCTAATTTTAGAGAACAAGCGGTAATAGAAAAACCAATGTTAAGTAAGGAAGAATTAAAAGAGTATATTAGAGATATAAAAACTCCAAAGCCTTATTATACATATAGTATAGGTTATGATCCAGCAAAAAGCATAGATGGAGCTTGTATTTGCGTTTATTGTGAACAAACTGGAGAAGCAGTAGAGTGGTTGAAATTAGAAAAGATTCCATATACTGAACAAATAAATGTATATATAAAAGAATTAGTAAAAAAATGGAATTATGCTATGGTTAGATATGGTAAAACTGGTCTTGGTGAAGCATTAGAAGATATATTTAAAATAGCTGGTATAGCTTATATAGCATATCCAGAGCAAGGAAAAAATAAGGAAAAATTAGTTGAAAATTTAACAACACTTGTAAAATCCGATAAATTTAAAATACATAATGTAGATGATACAGCAGAAATGGTAATAAGACAATTCGAAGATTATGGATTTGATATATCTGAAAAAGGTAAAACAATAACTTATAGTAATATGACAGCAGGTCAACATGATGACTTTGTCAGTTCAGCATATTTTGCAGTTGCAGATATAACAGCTGGAAGTGTAGAAGAAGCAGCAAATTTTTATAGCGACAATAATTTAATAATAGCGACTAATAAATATAATAAAGTTAGCGATGTTAAAAACGGATTCTTTTAAAGAACTCGTTTTTATTATGTATAAAAATAAATAATAGAAAAAATATTTACTTTTTTCAATTATTGATATATAATAAAATTAGAGGTGAAGTAGTTTTGGCAAATCAAATAAAAAAATTTTTTGGCAAGTTTGCCAAAAGTAAACAACCTAATAAAAATACAATTGAAGTAATTGAAGTAAAAACAGGAAATAAAGTTTCATATGCTGGATATTCAGTAGGAGATACAGAAGAACAGGAATATCAATCTTCTGCATTATTAACAGAATTAAGAAATAAATCAAATGTTGGAGAACAAATAGAAGTAATAGCATCAAAAGACCCAGATGTTTCACAATCAGTATGGGCTTTTCAAAGATTATGTATGCAAGGAATTAATATTGAAATTAGAGATTTAAATGGTACAAGAATACCTGAAGCAGAACAATTATTTAATCAACAATGTAGATATTGGAATAAATTGGGTGAAGATGGATTAGATGGATTAATAGATAATTTACATAGAGTAGGATTATTATATAATGTTATGATGATAGAAGTAGTTGTTGGAGGGGACAATACTTTTTCAGGAATATATATAATAGACCCAAGAACTATTGAATGGAAATTAGAAGAAAGAGAAGGCACTGAAGAGTGGATTCCATATCAAGACCAAGATGGAAATAAAGTTGATTTAACAACAGGAAATGTATTTTGGGTAATAGCGAATCCAGACATAACTAAACCAAATGGTCCATATTTATTAGAATCAGCAGTTCCAGCAGTAGATTATAAATTACAAACAATAAAAGACAGTTCAGCAGTTTTAAGAAGACAAGGTTATCCTTATAATGTATTTAGTATAAACAAAGAGCGTGTTATAAACACACTACCTGCATCTCAAAGAAATAATAAAACAGCAATTAAAGAAGCTATACAAAATGCTGTAAATTTAGCGTCTTCAGTAGCAGTAGGAAGAGAACCAACACAAGATATAGTAGTAACTGATGATATTGAAGTAAATAGAAATTCAAATTCTTCAGCAGGAACTTCTATAGATACAAGAGCTTGGTTTGATACAATTGATGTTCAAATGCTTAATGGATGTAAAACTTTAGGATTTTTAATGAATAGAAATAGTGGAACAACAGAGAGTTGGGGAACAGTTCAAATGAAAATAATTACTGATATGGTAAAAAGTTTTCAACAAAAAAGTAAAAGACTTATAGAAGATGTTGGAGCAATTTGGCTACAATTAAATGGTTATCAAGGAACATTAAAATTAACACATAATCCATTAGAGTATCAAAGTGAAGAACAAAAATGGAAAGCACAAAATGCTAAAGATGAACATTATCAAACAGCAGAAATGCAAGGATGGATTAGTACAGATGAAGCAGCACAAGGTGCTGTTGGAAATGATAAAGCTACAGGAAAGAAACAAGAGAATAGAAGTAATAAAGATAATAATCCAGGTTAATTTTTTATATAAAATAATAGAAAAAATATAATAGAAGGAGGGAAATAAAATGCCTTATATTGTAAAATCTAGTTTAGGTATTGAACCAACAATTTTACCTTGGAATGAAGTTGAAAAGGAAAAATTAATAAAAGAAAAACAAGAATATCTAAAAAAAGAATCAAAAGTAATTGTAGAAGAAAAGTCTATAATTCCTGAAGAAGAAGCAGAAAAATTAGAAGAAGATAAAGTAGAAACTATAGTAGCTGATGAAGTTATAATAGAAGCAGAAGAATCTAAAACTTCTAAAAAAGGAAAGAAAGCAGGTGATAAATAATGCCAAATTTTATACCAACAGATGAACAATGGGAAAAAATGAAAAGACATATAAAAAGTGACAAATATAAAAAAGAAGATTTCTTTGTATTTGAAACATTGGCAGTAGGAGATAAAATAGTTCCTAACAGATATATGAAATTAACTCCTGCATTATTAAATGTAATGAGAGATGATGCTGAGAAAGGTGTTTCTTTAATGTTGAATCATAACTGGTCACAATTAGGAGTACAAAGTATTCCAATTGGAAAAGTATTTGATGGAAGAATTGCAAGTTCAAGTCAAGATGGAGAAACAACAACGCTTTATACGACTCAATATATATTAAGAGATGATAGTAAGGTTGATGGATACAGTAAAAATGATATTATAAAACTTATAGAAAGTGGAATTTTAGCAGATACAAGTGTAGGCTGGGGAACAACAACAGAATCTTACAAATGTTCTATTTGTGGAAATAGCATTTATGATTATAGACATTGTGAACATATACCTGGAAAAAAATATATAGTAAATGAGGAAACAAATGAAGTAAAAGAATGTATAATTGAAGCTAATCCACCAAAAGAAATGCACGCAGGTAATAATGTACTTATGGAAAATAGTATAGTATTTGATGGAGCATATCCAAATGCTATTATACAATCATCTATAGGAGAAGAAATAGAAACTCCTACTGGAAAGATGAAAAGATTAGAAGGAAAAAAATCCTTATCTAAAAATGACTTAATAATAGGTTATTCAACCAATAATGGTATTAATCTTTTATATAAGGAATCAGAAGAGAAAGGAGGATTAGAAAATATGGAAGGCAATGAAGAAGAAGTTACAGAATTAGAAAATGAAAATGTTGGAACTGAAGAAGTAGAAAATACTGAAACAGAACAAACTGAAACAGAAAATGAAGTAACTGAAACTGAAGGTTCAAATGAAGAAACAGAGACTGAAGAAGCTGAAGAAGGAACAGAGGAAACTGAAGAACAAGAGGAAGAAGAAACTGAAGAAACTTTGTATACTTCTAAAGATATTTTAAATAAATTTGGAAATATTTGTGATTCAGTAGAACAATTAGTAGAACTTGCTAAAGAAGGTTTAGAAATTAGAAATGAAGTTATATCTGAAGCTTTAGAAAGTGGAGTTCATTCAATGGGAAATGCTTTTAATAAAGATATTTTCACAAAAACTTTCTCCAATATGAAAACAAAAGACATAAAAGAAATGGCACAAGTTTGGGAACAACAAGCAAAAGATATGTTTGTTAAAGGAAAGGTTTCTAAGCAAGAATTTGCTAAGGATAAAGAAGAAGGAATAAAAGTTAACTTAAAACAATTTAAAACTGGAATTTATTAAAATAAGGAGGTAAATAGACTATGAATAAAATAGTAGATTTTGAAGGAATTGGATATGTAGCAGCTACATTTCCAGTAGATGATACAACAAAAGCTTATTTAGTTGCAAATCATACAGAAGCAACAACAGGTAATGTTGATATTAATGGTAAACAATTAGCTGTAAAATTAAATGAAGACGGAACAGTAGGTTTTGGAACAGGTTCAGCAGAAGATGCATTATTAGGAATAATAATGGCTTATGAAATGGATGGATTTGCATCAGTTCAAGTTAAAGGTGGAGTTGATAATGTACCAGCTTCAGCAGCAATAAAAGGCGGAAAACAAGAATTAGTTGTAACATCAACAGGTGCTATATCAGTAGTTGCTGGTGGTAAAGAAATACCAGTAGTTAAACCAGCCACAACAGAAAGCTTATATGCATCAATAATATTATAATAGGAGGAAAGTAAAAATGAATAAATTTTTAGTATTAAAAGATGATGAAAAAATCAATGTTCAAGCAGCTGATATAGAAGCAGCAGCAACAGAAGGTGTTTCACTTTCAACATATTTAAACAATAAATATTCAAATATTGTAGAAAAATTTGAAGGAGAATTAGATGCTTTTGATATAGCTTTATTATCAAAAGGAATAGTCGTAAAAGACAATATGGAATTTGGAATACAAAGTTCATCAATGATGAAATTCTTCACAACAGATGAAAATAGAGCTTTATTTCCAGAATTCGTTGTAAGACAATTAAGACAAATTTCAGGATTACCATCTATAATTAATGATTTAGTAGCAAGTACAAGAGTTATAACAGGAGATTCTGCAAAACAAATAGTATTAGACTTGTCTAATACACCAGCAGGACAAGAAAATAAAAAGGCTTTAAAATATAGAAGAATAGCAGAAGGTTCTGATATACCAGTTGCTACATTAAAACTTGGAGAAGTATCTATCAAGATTTATAAATATGGAATTGGTGTAAAAGCTACTTATGAAGTATTAAGAAGAACAACAATTGATATGTTCAGAAAACAAATGGAATTAGTTTCAGTTCAAGCTGGATATGATGAAGTTGGAACAGTAATTGATGTAATAGTAAACGGAGATGGAAATACAAATCCAGCTGTAGTTTACAAAGCATCTGAATTAAATGAAGAAGCAAAAGAAGGAAAATTAGATGAAATAACATTAGTTAAATTCTTAGTAAAACAAGCTCCATTTAATTTTGATACATTAGTAGTAGATGAAGAAGTTTATACACAAATCTGCACAATATTAATGGATAAAAACTTAACAAATGCTATAAATCCAAAAGTAAACTTTGAATTCCCACAAGGATTATTAAGTAATTTAAAAGTTATTTATAGCGAAGATTTAGAATTAACAAAAGAAGGAAAACATCAAATAATTGGTTTAGCTAAAAATTATGCTATAGAAAAAACAATTGAAGCTGGTTCAATGATTAATGAAGTTAGCAAAACAGTTGAAAATCAAACACAATTAGCAGTTATGACTGAAAATGCTGGATTCAATAAAATTGATTCAAGAGCTTCTGCTATATTAGTATTAGCTTAGTAAAAGATAAGGAAAGGAGAAGAATATTATGAAGATAGAATTTGAAGAAAATTTTGAAAAAAATGATTTAGGCATAAGAATTAGAGCGATAATTGGAGTTCCTGAAGAAATTTTAGATGATGAAATAATATCTTCTCCTACTTTTAAAATAAGAGCTAGTAAATATATTAATAAACAAATTGAAAAATATAATAAAGAAGAACTAAAAGATAGTTTAGAATTATTAAATATAGCTTATTTTTATTATATTTGTTACTTACTATGTGTAGGAATGTATGCTAGATTACCTAAACAGATGGAAAATGTATCGACTAAAACAATAATGCAAAGTATTGATTGGGATAGTAAAGCAATTGATATGTTGGATAAATGTAATGATATATTAGATGAAATTATTTCTGAAATAGATGATGAATTTGAATATGGAAATACATTTGCAACCTTGACAGATGAATCAGAATATCCTAATGAAAATATTTAGGAGGTGTTACAAATGCGTTATCCTGAAGCTTATGCACATATATATCAAAAAATGCAAGGTTTTAAAATACAAGTATATGCACCAAATAATAAATTTAATACTGGATATCTAAGTTTAACACCTAGTACACGTTCTACGTATGATATTGCAATGAGAGATGCTACTATAGATGGTTTAATTACAATGGATAATATTGAAAATTTAAAACCAGGTCAATTATTTTATAAAGAAATAAATCCTGATGAAGTATTTATTTTACAATCTGTAAATCAATTTGAAATGCAATATTATACAAGAAGTATAAATGCCATAAAACAAAATTCTTTTGTAACTGTTGAAAGATATGAATATGATGAAGAAAATTATAAAGATAAGTATAAAACAATTTATGAAAATATTGTTTCATTTGTAACAATGCAAAATAAAGATGAAAAGAATTTTCAAGCTGGTGTTGAAGACGGAACTGCTATAAGTATTCAAATTCCAAAAAGAGATGTAGATGAAAATTTATATATAATTAGAAATGGAGACAGGATAAGATTAAAAAATAT